CGCTGTCACCATTAGCCGCACCCTCGGCCCTACGGGCGACTTCGTAGGCGTACGTCCCGTGCAGTTGGATGACGCCACCTATTTCCGCGATCCCTCGACTAATGTGTCGTTCGGGATCAAGATGATTAACCAAGAGCAATACAATAACATTGCCGTCAAAACGGTGCGCTCAACGTACCCGCAGCTTCTTTGGTACAACGCTACCTATCCCGACATCGAGATGTACATTTATCCGGTGCCGCTGCGGGACTTGGAGTTTCACTTTGTATCGGTAGAGCCGCTGACACAGCCGGCCACGCTGGACACAAACCTTGCGTTCCCACCGGGATACTTGCGGGCGTTTCGTTATAACCTTGCGTGCGAACTTGCCCCGGAGTTTGGCGTAGAGCCGTCCCCGCAGGTGCAGCGTATTGCCATGTACAGCAAGCGCAACCTCAAGCGTCTCAACGAGCCGCGAGACATCATGGCAATGCCTGCCGCGCTGATCGTGAACCGCCCGCGCTTCAATATTTTTTCTGGCAACCTCTAATGAAGTCCCCCATCCTCGGGAGCAGTTATGTTATCCGGTCGGTTAACGCAGCCGATAACCGGATGGTCAACTTGTACCCCGAGGTCATCCCCGAAGGCGGAAAGGAGCCTGCATATCTTCAGCGGTGCCCCGGTTTAACGCGAGTCGTTACAGTCGGAAACGGCCCAATTCGTGGGCTGTATCCGTTTGGAAACACGCTTTACGTCGTATCCGGCAACGAATTTTACCGCGTTACGCCCGGGTATAGTGCGACATTAATTGGCACTATTAGCGGTACTGGCTCTGTCTCAATGGCAGACAACGGCACGCAGATTTTCATTGCGGCAAACCCTGACGGATACATCTACAATACGTCGACGTTAACGCTTGCACAGATCACCGACGAGGACTTTCCTGGCGCGGTGACAGTTGGATATTTGGATGGCTATTTCGTTTTTAACGAACCCGACAGTCAGCGAGTTTGGGTCACCTCGCTGCTTGATGGCACATCCATTGACCCGCTTGACTTTGCGTCAGCGGAAGGCTCGCCGGACGGCTTGGTGTCGCTCATTATCGACCACCGCGAGGCGTGGCTTTTTGGCACCAACTCCGTAGAGGTTTGGTACAACAGCGGCGATGCGGACTTCCCGCTTTCGCGTATCCAAGGGGCATACAACGAGATCGGTTGTATCGCCCCCTACTCTGTCGCCAAGATGGACAACAGCGTGTTTTGGCTTGGTGCGGATGCGCGAGGGCAGGGCATTGTCTATCGCGCCAACGGCTACCAAGGCATACGCATCTCTACGCACGCCGTGGAGTATTCCATCCAGCAATACAGCAATCTGTCTGACGCGGTGGGCTACACCTACCAGCAGGACGGGCATACGTTTTACGTTTTGAACTTTACGGGCGCCGACACCACTTGGGTCTATGACGCTTCCACGGGCGCATGGCACGAACGAGCGGGGTTTCGCAACGGGGACTTCAAGCGTCATCGTGGCAACTCGCACGCTCGCTTCAATGGACTTCCCCATGTAGGGGATTACGAGGACGGGCGTATCTACACGCTCAACCTTGACGTTTACGCCGACGATGACCTTGCCCAAAAGTGGCTACGGTCGTGGCGAGCATTGCCTACCGGACAAAACAACCTTAAGCGGTCTGCTCACCACAGTTTGCAGATTGACTGCGAATCTGGCGTCGGCGCAGTCGGCTATAGCGCCTATGACCAAACAATTTTGCTGCTAGACGAAAACGGCGATTTCTTGATTACCGAGCAGGGCGGCGAAGTTATAAACGGCCCGCCGTGGCAAGTGCTGGATTCGAGCGGAGATGACTACATCGTATCAAACATCGTGTTGAGCAGCATCGGTACGGGCTATGACGTAGAAGATGTCATTCGCAATTCAGGCGGCATAGGGTACATCGTCAGCGGCGGAAATGCGCCTGAATACATTGAAGTTGAGCGCGTCACCGTCACGGGCGCAGATGCCCTTGTGATGTTGCGATGGTCGGACGACGGCGGGCATACATGGTCTGACCCGCGCTTTGCCAGCATGGGGCGCACGGGGCAATACGGCACTCGCGTATTGTTTCGGCGTCTCGGTATGACGATGAAACTGCGCGACCGCGTGTACGAAATCAGCGGAACCGATCCCGTCAAGGTTGCCATCATGGGCGCGGAACTTGCGATAACGGGGACGGCAGCGTGACGAACATCACCAACATTCCCGCCCCTCGCGTACCGTTTATTGACCAGCGCACCGGCCAGATCAGCCGCGAGTGGTTTCGGTTTCTTAACAACCAGTTTGTCTTGACGGGAGGGGGCCAGACCTCCATTACGACCGCAGACCTAGAGTTGACGCCAGCCTCTACGGCGGAGGACTACGCTTCTGCATTACAAGCGGAAATTGACGCGCTCAAGCTGGCTCCTCCCCGTGAACAGCGTGTATTTGCCGATTACGGAATGTTTTACGATACGACCACGCAAACCGCTGCGCTTGCCAACACCGCCTATGCCATCACGTTCAACACTACGGCACACGCTCGCGGCACCCGGCGAGGCACAACGACATCGCAGATTTACTGCAACAACGCGGGCCTGTACAACTTTGCCTTCTCTATCCAGTTTGACAAAACTTTAGGTGGCGATGCGTTAAGCCATGTGTGGGGCAGGCTCAACACTACCGATATCGCGCAGTCCGCCTCCGAAATCCGCATCAAGGGCAACGACGCCGAAATCTTCGCCTCTGCCAACTTCTTTGTAGAGATGTCGAACGGCGATTATTTCCAACTGATGTGGGAGACCGCATCCACCGATGTGCAGTTGCTTGCCAAAGCAGCCGCTGCCCCTGTTCCCGCCATCCCCTCCGTCATCCTTACCGTTAATCAGGTGAGCCTATGAGCGTTTTCCTTTCAGCATATGGCATAGGCCAGCAGTTCTTCGACAACAACGGCAACGTGCTGTCTGGCGGCAAAATATGGACGTACCAAGCCGGTACGACCACCCTTGAGGCGACTTATGAATCCGCGTCAGGAATCACACAAAACCCCAACCCGATTGTCTTGGATTCGGCGGGGCGCTCGCCAAACGCTATCTGGCTTGCAGCAGGACAAGCATATCGCTTTGACCTGACAGACGCTAACGATGTCGCCTTGGACTCCGTGGACAACGTAGGGGGCATTAACGATGGATCGCTGTTTTCTGTGCCGTGGGCGTCTGTTACCGGCGAGCCTACCACCCTTGCAGGGTACGGCATTACTGATGCGGTCTCCGCGTTCACGGCGGCGACAACCTACGCCCCTATCGCGTCCCCGACGTTTACCGGCACGCCGCAGGTTCCCGACAACGCCGCGACCAGCAGCAATTGGGCGGTAGGCTACCGCGACGCCCCGCCAAACGGCCAGACGGTTAACTACCAGCTCGTCCTTGCCGACCGGGGTAAGTCCGTCGTAATGAACGGCAGCAGCCTTACGCTAACGATCCCCGCCAATAGCGCGGTCGCCTTCCCTGTCGGAACGGTCATTATCATCGTTAATCTAAACGCTACGGCGCTGTCCATTGCGATTACGACCGACACGATGACGCTTGCCAACTCAACTACCACCGGCACGAGAACCCTTGCTCATAACGGCATGGCAACCCTCGTCAAGATTGCCGCAACGTCGTGGCTGATCAGCGGGGCAGGGCTAGCCTAATGGGTGGCGCAACCCTCGCCGCTGCTATCGCTGGAACCACCGGAGGAGCCGGGGCAGGCGTTTTTGACTTTAACCAAGGCGCAGGCACGGTCGCTATTCCCTCGGGCTATACGCAGGTCTCCATCGAAGTGTGGGGCGCTTGCGGCGGCGGCGGCTGGAGTGTCGAGTTGTTCAGTGACTTTGACACCCTGACGCTTATCGGCGGCGGCGGCGGGTCGGGCGGCTACTCCCGCAGCATCATTACTGGCCTTGTGGCTGGTGACGTAGGCAAGACCATTTCTTACGCGGTGGGGACGGCTGGCGCGCCAGGCACCTCGGGCAACCCCGTAGGCTATAGCGGCGGCATTTCCTCGGTCTCTGCTGGCACCTTCCTTCTTGATGAAATCGTCTGTACGGGCGGATTAGGCGGTACAGGGCCATATGCCGGGGGAAACCAAGGGGCAGGGGGAACCGCCTCGGGTGGCAACACCACCAACACCAATGGAAACGGCGGCGCGGCGTATACTTCCGAAGGGGCCGCTGGCATCTTGGGCGTCAATAGTTTGACAGGCGGCAATGGCGGAAACGCCGGTATTGCTTCCCCGACCGGCAATGACGGTCAGCCGGGTGCGCCGGGTCGCGTCCGATTCGTATTCAGTTGAGGTCACTATGGCAGTTCAAGTCAAAGTCCTGATCCCGGCCAAGATTGCGGAGTCCTCGCAGACCACGCAGTACACGGCGACGAATGTGACGGCGATTATTGACAAATTCACCGCTACCAACTACGACACTTCGGCCCGGACGATTTCGGTCAACTTGGTGACAAGCCTCGACACCGCAGGAAATAACAACTTGATTATAAAAACCAAGACCCTGCTGCCGAGCGAGACCTATACGTTCCCCGAGGTGGTGGGGCATATTTTGGCCCCGGGCGGGTACATCTCGACCATTGCCTCTACGGCCACCTCTATCAACATCCGAGCGTCGGGGCGGGAAATATCGTGAACCCCGAACAAACCTTATTCCAGCAGTTTGAGGCATGGGGATTGCCTGACCATGCCGCCGCGTGGTTGCTTGACCTGTGGGCGCTTACGCAGTTTTTTGACGATGTGGTAGACGGCGACCTTGTTCGCCCGCAGACCGCCCATGACGCCGTGTGGAAGGCGTTTGTAACCTTTCCCGCCAACCCCTTTTACGCAGCCAACAGCGCCGCCCTACAGCCCGCTTTAGCAACCGCCATCCTTAAGTGGGAGGCATCCCATACGGCGGAACGCTCTAACCTAGCCGACGAGCGGTCATTCATGTGGCGGGCGGCATATTACGACATCGTTTTGCTCGTCATACTCTTGTGCCAAGGGTATGAGTCTGCTATGGAAAAAGCCCCGTCCGTGATGGCACTATACGGCGAGAAATTCTCGGACTACCGAGCGGAGTTCCCCAATGGCTAATCCCGTAGCCGCCGTCGCAACCGTTGCCAGCAGCGCCCTTGCCTCTCGCAGCGCAAAAAAGGCGACCCAA